CCCCGGATAAAAACGTAACGTAATGCCGCTCCAATAGGAGCCTTTACTTACGACCACATATCACCATAGTGATATGTGGAAAACTAGGTATGCAATGCCTGTGCATTAAATACCTCGTTCGCTTCAAATCCGTTTTGGAAGTGAGCGAATATCTCGCCGGTGGCTAGGCCCTCGCCGAGTGATCTCGATATAATATTCGAGAAATGGAGTACCACTTTCGTTAGTGGATCTCCCATAAGGACGCCCCTATACAGGGTTACCCTTCTTGTGTCACCCTCCGACGGGTGACCTATGTCCTTCAACGGCCCAGTGGCCGTGAAGTAGACAGTTCGTGGTTGGAAACAAATTCCCATCACGATTCCTTGAAGGATTTGTGGTATTCCACATTTCTTCATCCATTTACGCGACACCAGTCGAGCAAATGCGTGTATCAGGCGGTCTGTCGCCTCCTGATAATCGGTGCTGCAAAACCAAAGGTTTTGCCACCGTACGACCCTATCAATGTGATCATTGAAGGTGTCTTCTTCCCTTCTACTCCGGTCTTCGGAGAACAGAAGGTCATACATCTCTTCAGACGTAAAGTCTTTAAAGAGGTTCCATCCGTGGTGGGATTTCCCCATTCCGGATTCTGAGCTCTTGAACCCCTTCTTTAGGGGCCAAGCGCATATCTTGGAGATTGTGTCTAGCACAATCTTCAATGCCGCGAGTCCTTTTGTGACTACGCGTGCTTTACTAGGTTCACGCACAATTGTGAGCATAACCTTTCTGAGTTCTTCTGGTTCAGTCCAGAGAACTTCGTCGAGACACGCAAAGAATATTGCTGTGCCAACGCTCTGGAAATCGTCCTTGTGACGGTATTCCAGCACTTTACCTGTGTCCATGTCCCTTACAGGGATGGGCATTTCGTCATACTTGGACATTAAGTCCAGTATGGCCTGGGCGGTCCCGCCCTCCTTCCTGGTGGCTTCCCAACAGGCGGATCCTGTGACTGTGACACGTGCTTTCGTGTCCAGTCCTGTAAAGACATGGTCGGGGATGCCCCCGATCACGTCATCCAACGCAGCTGACACAAGTGCAGCTTGCGTTGCTGTGAATTCTGGTGGCGGTTCAGATACCGACAGCAGAAACTTCCTCTTGCTGCGTAGCACAACAAGTGGAGGAGGAGTCCCAGATCCTCTCGTCTGGGACAAGGTTCCTGCCAGGTATAGCCTGGAGAAACCCTCAAATCTCACCGCCCAGCTCCATGCTGGCCGGAGGAATGAACTGACCCACCTAGGTGCGTCGTTCATGGCAAGGAGACCCTTGCTTGGTTCATCCAGATGTATAACCTGTTTGAACAACTTACGAGATCTTTTTAGATCTTCGTAGTGAGTGACTTGCTCCTTTAAGGAGAAGTCAGTAACCTCGCCGTCGATGAATTCGTCGGTGAGGAGGACCGATATACCCTGAAGGGTAAATAGGTCAAACTTTTCCCAATCCCAGACTTCTTCTGGGAAGGAAAGGAACCGTTGTAGGAACATTCCATCAACGGTTTTAAGTACCTCCAGGAGCCTTTGTGCTCTGTAGGTTTTGTTTCGCCAGACTTTATAGTCTGCGAACTTTTCAATTTCGTCAACGTTCCACAGTGGATCATGACGCCCTCTCAGGAAGAATGAGATCCTCCTGAATAGTGTTGAGGCGAAGTTCCTTAGAGGATCTTCACCTTTCGCAGAATTGCGAGCACACTGGATCCTGTGGCCCCAGTGTGTATGGCGGAAGAGCAGATGCATCTTCTCGTCATGATTGTTGATCTGGGTAAACCAGGTAACATTCTTTCGATCAGACCCGACTAGGTCAGGCTTGATCTTTCCTTGGAGCCGGTGGCAACCACCGGCCCAAACGTTTATAACGGGCTTCTCTTCACAGTACTGTGAAGCGAAGCAATATCCTGCAAGGACCCTGAAAGGGTCCTCGTAGATATCCCTAGAGTTAGTTTCACTAACCCCGGGAATCTCATCCTCAAGCTCTTCGGCTTGGGATGCGTCGGAACTCTCACTGAACCAATGTTCAATGGGAGTGATATTTTCCTCCCCGTGGTTATCCACGGAGGGAAACAGGAATCCATCCTCCATGAGGAATGGTTCCACTGACTTGGAAAGGGGTCCTCCCGCTTTCCTCAGTGTTAAACAACTTGGTATCTGTTTCAGATACAAGTTGTGGTTTCCTCGA